TTAGGGAGGGGTGATGTTGCTGCCATCAACATCCAGCAGCAGGTAAGCATCACCGGCACCAAGAGCGGTAGCAATGGTGGTGATACCAGTTGCAGCGGCAGCAGCGTCTTCCATCTTGAATTTGGTGTAGAGCACACCCGTGGGGCTGTAGAAGCCAATGTAGGAGCCACCCTGACCCAGCGGGAACAGGTAGCTGCCAGTGGGACCAACAGGGGTCAGCACATCCTCGTCAAGATAGTCGGCGGTCAGTTGACCTTCCACAGGCTCAGTGTTGCCGAATGGGGTAGCATTTCCATTAGGAGCATCGCCATAGTACGGGCCTGTGTAGCTGTAGTCGCCACTCTTGGCATACGTGGGGTAGGTAATCAGCTTGGAGAACGGGCCTACCGTTGCCAAAAGCTGGGGGGTGACAAAGTTGGTGTTGACCACTTCGCCACTGGTGGATTTGAACTGAATGATCATTGTCTGTTCGGTTTATGATGCAAATATAGCTGAGAATCAGGCAGTTATGTATCGGCTATACGCATTTTTCTTTCACTGGCAGGTGTGACTATATTTGTAGCCATGGAAAACGAAGCAATCAAAACCATTATTCTGACCAAGCTGGACAAGCTCAATGCCCAGTGGACAGAAGTAGTAAACAATGAAGAACGAACAACCCCCATGGATTACATGAGGGTTGCCGAAATTCAAGGGGCTATTAACGTCCTAATGGAGCTTATGGTCCAAATTGACGTTAAGGGGTAATGCAGTTGAGAATATCTGTAAGGCATCGACTAACCCCAGTTTGATTATTTGCCCAGCTTCCTTGATTGGCAATTTTGCCCATTGGCAGGTCCAAAAACCGCCCATCGTTGTAGCGCAGTCGCACAAACCGCTGCTGAAAGGCCGCGGGGTCGTCTTTAAAAATGCTTGACGGAAGCTGACTTGTTGATAGCGTTGCCGCATCGCTTGGATTGGGCCAGTTGTCCTGACTCAGGGTTGCGTCATTGGCAACGCTTGTCAGGTCTTGAGTTCCCGGCGCAACATCGTGTCCGGTTGGAGTGAAGTCACTACCTCCGCTGTAAGTATCGTAAATGTATTTATACTTGACATGGCCCACCGCATCAATCACCGTGCGGTAATGAATTATTTGAGCAATGTCACTTGTCCCGGAGTACAAGAGTTGAATGTACTCAGGCCCAAGCACTACATCATATCTCCAGTTAGCCATGTTCGGTGTAGGTAATTAGGATTATTCCGTCGCACTCGATGAGTTCCGCTTCTGCGAAGCCATCGTAAGACACGTCGATGTTGTTCATCTTGGAACAAAGATAGTGTCTATTGGTTGATAGACAGCAAGTTATGCATAAATTTGCACCTATCGACACAAGGAAGTCTATACAAGAACACACCGCTGAACTACTGCTGAAACTTAGTTCGGAGGGGGTTTCCATCTCCCAGCAGCACAAGCAGGAGGTAAGGTCGGCTGGCTTTTCTGAAGAGCTGACAACGCAGCAAAAAGAGCAACGAGCGGAAAAAGTCGAAGAAACCGACATTCCAAACTTTGGAGAGTGTCACCTTTGGCTATACGAAGTTCCTGTCATTACCGAAGGTGAGCGTACCGGTGAGCCACTTGAGGGCGAGTCTTATTACAGCAAGATTCCCAATTCATGGATTGAGAAGTGGAAGGACGTTGACATTGAGAAGTCTCACTGGCGTCCCGACAGCCCGGAAGACCAAAACCAAGAGTTCCGCAAGTTCATCAACTCCCACATTCCAAGGTTTGACTCAATCATTGCTTATGAGCCATTCTACTTGTATGTAGAGCAGGCAAGGCGATGGCTGGAGGATAAGCGAACATTGGCGGATATTGACCCGGTAGAGCGATACGAGTGGAAGCGCAGAGAGCTTGCCCGCGTGGCCGACAACAAGCTCTACGGGATGAACAAGTACGTCTCCATCAAGGAAGACGGATTTATTGGTGGCCGTCGCCCATACGAAGCATCTGCTCCGCAGGCGTTATTGTGCTTCCTTGTGGACCGTGGAAATAGCTTTGACCTTGTCAAGGGCCGTCAGGCGGCTATTACATCTACCATGATGGCCATGGCTGCGCTGGAAAGCGTTGTGCGCTCATCGTTCAGCGGGGTGTTCATGGTCCACAAGAAGGATGGAACTGGTAAGACCCTGTTCCGTGACAAGTTCCAGTCCACCTTCCAGCACCTTCCACACTGGATGATCGGAGAGGTGGACGTGAGCAAGGGCTTCTCGTCGGAGAGCGCCATCATGGACTTTGACCCCGGCGACACCAAGGCGCAGAAGGGTCGGGACATTTCTGAGTTCCGTCTGCTTTCGGCAGAGGACAGCATGACCGTCAACGGTCGCACACCAACGTGGTCACTATTTGATGAGGCTCAAAACATCCCCACGTATCAGACCATCAAGAGCGAGATTGACCCCACGATGTACCAGTTCAATAAGGCGAAGGGTCGCTTTGAACTGGTCCGTCAAGCGTTTGCATGGGGCACTGGGTCTTCCAATAACACAGGGCAGGGGGCATTTGAGAACGACTTTAAGTCGCTGCTTGCTGCTTGGGAGGGTGGTGAGGACACAGGGGGCTGGGTTCCGGTCTTCATGGACTGGACCTGCCGACCGGGTATGACCCGCGAGTTCTACAACAAGCAGAAGACAAAGTATCTGCGTGGCCAAACAGAGGAGACCAAGGGACTTTCGGCCACCGAGCGTCTTTCCCTGTTCTGCGCCCACTACCCAAGCAAGCCTGACGATGCTTTTATGACCAGCCACAAGACACTGGTCCCCATGGAAATTATTGTCAAGCAACAGAACAGGATCATCAATGAGTGCCACAAGCGCGGCTTCCAGCCCGTCCCGGGTAAGTTCGTTCCGGTGTGGGACGAGTCGGTCAAACTTCCGGAAGGGAGCCTCTACCCGCACCCTATCAAGGGATCTCGCTGGGTTCCGTCAGCATTCGATGACATCGAAGCGCCGGTCAAGATGTTCTTGGAGCCGGACAACTCCTACGCCTATCGTTACTTCCAAGGAACTGACCCCATTCAGAATGACGGAGGTTTCTCGCGCTATTCATCAGCTATATGGGATGGCGCTGCGCGTACCGTCATCGAAAACGGGGAAGAGGTGTATGTACCCACCGTCGCTTGTACGCTGAATGCCCGTACTGCATTCCCAACTGACTTGTTCTTGCAAGGTGTTCTTATGGGGATGTACTATCGGAACCAAGGACAGAAGGCTTGCAAGGAACTCGTCGAGATCAACGTAGGCCACCGATACGTGGACTTCAAGTGCTCTCCCGTGTTCAACCTTCGAGAGTCGCTATTGCTCCGCAACGAACTCCTGCCCAAATACAAGGGCGGTACGCACATCTATGGCGTTGACCTAAAGGGAGGTAAGGGAAGCCGAAAAGAGTCGCTCTACGGGGACGTAACCGACCTCATCCGCACCCACGGCCACAACATATGGTACTACGACTTTTGGACGCAAGTGAGGCACATCTCGGTGGAGTCCAAGGCAGACGGCTCGGTAGTGTGGGGTACGATGAACAAGAACGTCTACAACGACGACTTGGTTTATGCTGTGGCCTATGCAGAGCTATGCTCCCGTTGCATCAACAAGAAGCCAATCAAGGTCTCTGCCGAGACCAAGCAGTACAAGACAAGGCGCGTTCTGAAACGCGGTCCCAATCTGATGCCATACTACGCAACTGAACGCGTAGAAATGAAGTACACATGAACGAGCAGATCATTGAACAGATGCTGGAGCGGAGGTATCTCATCTTCGCCCCAAAGAATGCAAAGGACTTGCGGGTCCAATACCCCGAGCTTGCAGAATACGCAGAGTTCCGACCCGAAGCCATCAAAACACATGACCTTTTGTTTGTGTGGTGGTTCCGCTGTGCGGCTTCTCCATACTACGATATGGAGGACTCGGAAAAGCTAGAATCGTGTGTTCGGCTGGCCTATCCGACCGAACAGCAGCGAGAATCAAAGCTAAAAGAGTTCAAGGCTCAGTTTCCCGACAATATCAAGTCGGCATTCAAAAGAATGGAGTCCTTTAACCTAGCTGCCCGCGTTGAGAATTATCTTTACACGCAAAGAGTGCGTGATAACTGCAAGGCAATGCTTGCGGTGGACATTGACACAATGGACATCGAAGAGCAGGAATCTTGGAGTAAACGCGCTCCAGCCATTTGGAGGCTATTGGAGGAGACTTCAAAGGCTCTCGAAAAGGGCGGATTTGGAGTTGTGGAGTCAGAAAATACTACAGTAGAAGAGCTTGATGGCTCTGTAAAATCGTTTAGACAGTCTCGCCGATGACACCGACCACAGTAAATAACAGGGGATTTTGGACGTGGATTCCCATCTCCACGATGATTCCCCCGTCGATGACCACCCCCGAAAGGGATAAGGGCGAGTCTTACCACGCGCTGTGGACCCGCTACTTCCTGTCGCGTCAGGTTGGTGCATGGATCGAGTTCTACCGGAACAACTACACGGCGAACATGGAGTACGCCATCGACTCGCGATGGGGCGAGGAGGAGGACGTGCGTATGTTCCTTGGTGACGGCCCTGCCCAAACCTCCCGTATTCCGTTCAAGTTCCCCATCCTGTCCCCGATGCTGACCCGCATGGTCGGAGCCGTGGACAATATCTCCATCTCGGCCAAGGCAGAGGCAGTTACTCAATACTATGCCCAAACCCGTCGCGAAGAGGCGTTCGCCAAGGCAATGCTGATGTCCGAGGCGGCTGCTTCCGGACCTATGATGGCTGCTGCATTTGAGGGTCAGGGCATCTCTCCTTCGATGCAGGAGACGGAGAAGATCTTTGACATGACCTATCAGGACCATATCATCCGTGGGGCCAACTCCCTGATGAATATGATTGCCGAGCGTAGCAAGCTGGATGACACCAAGCGTGTAACCGCTGCTTACATGGCCTTGTCAGGCGTGGCCGCTGCCCATTGCTTCATCAATGGCAATAACCTTGAGTGGGAGGTATGCGAACCCCGTGAAGTGGGATGGGATACCTCGGCCATGCGTCCTGACTTTGCGGATGGTCAGTTTGTATATACCTGTCCTCTGATGAACGTGTCGGGGATTGCCGAACGCTGGCAGCCCAAGGCAGATGTAATCCTTGCCCTTGACAAGTGGGCGCGTATCCTTCCGGGTGGCTACAACTTCAATGCTGGCTGGCCTCAGTCTCGTCCTCGTGTCTTTACAATGTACTGGAAGGACATGAAGTACGTAGAGCGGGGTTTTGTAGAGAAGGATGGGATGGTTCAGTATGTGACCATCAATGAAGTAGACCCCGACACCGGCGAACCGCAGTTCACCGACAAGGATTTGGTTGAGCCGCCAAAGAACCAGTACACCGAGGCGTGGACTGCGTCTGAACTCCGGGCCAAGAAGCAAAAGAGGGCCATCGAAGTGGTTCGCTACTGCTCCATGATTCCGTGGGAGTACCTGCCCGGTGGCTATACCAAGAATATGCCCTTTGCCGCAGACGGCAAGCCAGCATCACCTCCCATGAACAGCGGTCTGCCCAACGTGGGTGTTGTGGGTGACCTTGTGCTGGACTATGGAATGTACCCTTTGCAGGAGGCTGACCCTGATGACGTATATTCTGTCAAGTTCCCGATCAAGTTCTCGGCATGGCGCTACCTCGGCGGTCACGTTGTGGCCCCGCTCACCGCTGCCCGTGACCCGCAGCGTTGGATGAACCAGATCACCTCCGACATCGCTTGGAGGATTCGCAAAGCTGGAGGCAAGTCAGTTCTCATTGCCAAGGAGGCCATTGATGGCTCCAATATGGACGAGGAGGAGCTGAACATGAAGGTTAAGGAAGGGGATACCATCGTTGTGGCGGCATCTCAGCTTGGTGGCCTTCAGAACGCCTCAGGTCAGGTGGACGCAAGCCCCGGCCCGGGTATGTACAATCTGCTTGGCTCCCTGCCTCAGTTCAAGGCCATTGCAGAAAGCGCAACGGGTGTGTATGAGAGCAACTATGGCTCCCCGCAGGGCGGGCAGCTTGTGGGTACGCTCCAGCTCCAGCTTCAGCAGGCTGGTGTAATGCAGCAACCCTTCTACGCTGCTGTGGCCGAACTCTACAAACAAATCCACCAGTTCGACGCACAGGCGGGTAAGCAGTTCTACGCCAAGCGTCCTTGGCTCCTTAGCCAAATGGTTGGAGAGGAGGACATGGCTGCCTTGGTGACCACCGAGGATATGCAGCTTGAGCAATTCCGCGTCAAGGTGTCTCTCTCTCCTGATGGTCAGCAGCTTCGTACCATCACCGACCAGCAACTTATCCCGCAGCTTATGCAGATGGGTATGCTTGACCCGACCACAGCCGCACAGTTGCTTGGTCGCTCTACTCCGGATGATGCCTATGCTGCGGCTCGTCAGTTCGCCAAGCAAGCGGCAGCAGCAGCGGCTGCGGCACAGCAACAGCAACAAGTTGCTGCGGCTGAAGCACAAATGGCGGCAGAGCAACAGGCCATTGACCAACAGCAGCTTGAGCTGTCAAAGCAGGAAAACAACTCGGATCTCAAGATGGCACAGCTTGAACAGAAGGCTTCGCAACCATATCGTCAAGCAGAAAGCGAATGGATGAAACCAGATTCTGAGCTTTCAT